GTAGCTATGATCTTATAATATTTGACGAAGCTGCCCTGTCGGAGCATGGTGAGCGTGCTTTTAACGTTGCACTGCGCCCTACACTAGACAAGCCTGGTGCAAAGGCCATATTTATATCGACGCCACGTGGGCGTCAAAACTGGTTTAGTCAGTTTTATCAGCGTGGCTTTGACCCGCAGTTTCCAGAGTGGATCAGCATACAGGCGGATTATACTGAGAATACTCGCATGAGTGCACAAGATGTGGCAGAAGCTAGGCGTTCAATGCCCAAATCGGAGTTTGAGCAAGAGTACATGGCCAGCTTTACCAGCTACTTGGGTCAGATCTATGAAGGTTTCTTAGCTGAGTATATCTTAGACGAACTACCACCTACAGTACGTGGTGAAGCTTTTGCCGGCTGTGATCCAGGTTATCGTGACGCCACAGCATTTGTTGTGGTAGTTTATGATCCCGCAACAGAGTACTACTGGGTTGTGCATGACTACTGTGAAGCAGAGCGCAGCACTGCACAGCATAGTGAACATTTTCACAGGATAATTGACAGGCACAGTCCAGAGGTAATTTTTATAGACAGTGCTGCTGCACAATTTTCCAGTGATCTTGCCTATACCTATGACATTTCAACTACCAAAGCTAAAAAAGACGTACTACCTGGTATTGCCTACTTACAAACAATCATACAGCAAGGTAGGTTGCGTGTTCTTAAAAACTGTGAACATGTGCTAGCTATGTTAGATCAGTATCGCTGGGACGATCGTGAAGGCTTAGTGCGTGAGCGACCCAAGCATGACAGGCATAGTCACATAGCAGATGCATTACGGTATGCTATATACAGCTATGTGGTATAAAAAAGTGGTATTGACTTTTACTGTGCTTTTGGTATACAATAGCTAAAATATGATAATAGTAAAATTTTATGGCCATAAATACTAATAAAAGAATCGCCGTTAAGTGGATTAGAGACAAGGCTAAAAGCGCCTACGAGAAACAATCACATTGCTATATATGTAACAGTACTAGTGAACTAGAATTACATCATTTACACAGCATTACCCATCTCTTAGAAGTGTGGGCAAAACAGCGTGGTTATGATGTTAGTACTGATGAGGGCATACTTAGTGTTCGTGACGAGTTTATTAGTGATCACCGTGAGCAGATATATGATTTAGTTTATACCCTGTGTAATCGACATCATGTACAACTGCACGGAATTTATGGTAAAAGTCCTTTACCAAATTCGGTCGCTAAGCAACAGCACTGGATACAAGTACAGCAGGAAAAGCATAAGAGTGGTTTGAGCGGTTATCGTGGTAGCACGCCTCAGTTTGGTTCGTTTAGCGAATTTACAGGAGGCAGCGGTGGCACTAGAAAGACTTCGTAGCTGGATGGTTGAAAAGCTAAATCCAGCTCAATCAAGAATAGCAGCAGATGAAGGCAGCAGTGTAGAAAGTACACAGCGCGTTGTAACGTATAGAAACGCTTTTCGTAATCTAGACAGCGTAAACCGATCAATTAATATGGTAGTTAGTGCTTGTAGCTCGCTAGACTACGATATTAAAGACAAAGTACATGATGGTGTGGTTAATGGCATACGTCAAAAAACACTAAACACACTACTTAACTTTCGTCCAAATCCCTATCAAAGTGCACAAGATTTTCGCCGTGAGATATTTAAAGACCTACTCTTAGACGGCAATGCGTTTATCCATTTTGATGGTACGTTTATGTACCACCTGCCTGCAGATAACGTTGAAATATTAACAGACCCTAAAACGTTTATTCGTGGCTATAGATACAATGGTGTAAATGGTGTACCATTTCCTGAGCAGGATGTATTTTACTTTAAAGATATTAACAGTAATAGCATCTATCGCGGAGCTAGCAGACTTGAAGCATGCTTAGATAATATAGATATACTCTACAGCATGCAAGAGTTTCAGCAAAAGTTTTTTGAAAATGGCACTATTTTTGGCTTGGTGCTTACTAGCGAGAATACCTTAAGCCCACAGGCTAAGGAAAAAACACTAGCTTACTGGCAGCAGCGATACAACGCTAAAAGTGGTGGACGTAGACCAATTATTCTTGATAGCGGCTTAAAGCCATATAAACTACAAGATCAAAAATTTAGCGACCTAGACTTTGACGTGGCAATTAAAACGCACACTGAGCGTATAATGACAACCATAGGCGTTCCGCCTATATTACTAATGGGAGGTAATAATGCTAACATTGCCCCTAATTTACGCTTATTTTACATGGAAACAGTATTGCCAATCGTTAAACTCTATGTTTCCAGCTTGGAGCGATATTTTGGATATGACGTGGAAGCGATAACAAGTAGTGTTAACGCGCTACAGCCAGATATTAGTGAAACAGCAAAATATCACAGCACACTAGTTAATGGTGGAATTATTACACCAAATGAAGCTAGACAAGAATTACGGTATCCTAAACTTGAGGGTCAGGATACAATAAGAATACCTGCTAATATAGCAGGTTCCGCAGCTGATCCATCCTTGGGTGGTAGGCCTAGTACGACGAGGGAGTAATATGACTAAAAAAATCGATAAATTACTCTATTTAAGCAGCAAGTTTACCGCTAGTACAGAAACTGACGATAGCATTTATATTGAAGGATATGCTAGCACAGTAGACCGTGATAGACAAGGTGATGTTATTCCTATGAAGGCATGGAATGAGGGGTTAAGTAATTACCTTAAAAATCCAATTATACTAGCCTATCACAATCATCAAATGCCTATTGGCAAGATGGTAGAGCATAAAGTCACTGATCAAGGATTGTGGGTACGTGCCCAGATTCCTCAGGAAGTAGGTGATGTTTACAAGCTGATTAAAAAGGGTATCTTAAGCGCGTTTAGCGTAGGATTTAGAGTTCGTGATGCTGATTATGACAGCGCCTCAGAATCTTTTCTTATCAAGGAATTGGAGTTACATGAAATTAGTGTAGTTTCAGTACCAGCTAATCAAAACACACTATTTAGTTTAGCCAAGGCATTTGATAATGCCACAGAGTTTGAATTATATAAACAGCAATTTGCACCAGCGCCAGTGGAATCAGCTAAACAGCTTGATACACCAAAAGCAGCAAAAAGCACAACAAAAGAGGAATGGGACATGGATCCAAAAGAGTTAGAAAAGTTACTAGCAGATGCTGCTGCTAAAGCTGCTGAACAAACTGCTAAAGCCGTATTAGAGGCACAAACAAAGGCTGCTGAAGAGGCACAACGTAAGCTGCAAGATGAAGAAGCCCTACAGGCTAAAATCAAGGCTGCTGTAAGTGCAGTTACTCCACAAGCACCAGCTGTACAAACAATTGATACTGGTGCAGAGCGTCTACTAAGCGACATTGAAAAGCGCCTAGAAGATCAAGCTACAGAGCACAGAACAGCCCTAGAGGGTCTAGAGAGTGCTATTAAAGAAAAAGCTAAAGAGCTAGAAGCCCTACAAAACAAGAGTGGCGAACTAGAAGCACTACAGCGTAGTCGTATGCAATTTGCCGAGCCAAAGGAAATTGATATTGCTTATCTTGACAAAGAAAAGGCAGTTCTTGCCAGCAAGATCTTACGCAAGCCAATGGAATATACCAAGTTTGGTAAGCAGCTATTAGAAAAAGCAGCTACATTTGGTGCAGCAGCTCGTGGTCCACGCGATAGCGGCGGTGCTATCAGTGAAATCTGGGAACAAGAAGTTAGCACAACACTAGAAAGCGAAATGCGTCGTCAGCTAGTTGTTGTTGGTTCAATTCGTCAGATTCCTATGAGCCAACCTGTAATGCGTATTCCAACAAATCCAGATACAGGCGACGATGCTACATGGATCGTTGGTAGTTCAGCAGCTACTCCAAAAACAGAAGCTACTGTTTATGGTGCAGCAGCCAGCAGCGGTACAGCTCGTACACATACACTAAAAGAAGTTACTCTACAAGCATACAAGCTTGCTACAAAAGAGTATATTGCTTTTGAAGAAGACGAGGATAGCCTAATTCCAGTTCTACCACTAGTACGTGATGCACTAAGCCGTCGTATGGCTAAGTCACTAGATCTAGCAATGTTAGCTGGTGCTGGTAGTGTAAACAGTACACCTATTAAAGGTTTACTAGCACATGACGCAGCTGGCGGCACACCAAACGTTACAATTGCATCGTCAGGCGGTGTTTTTAAGCTAAAAGTTAGTGATATTATGAGTGCTCGTAAAGCAATGGGTGCCTGGGGCCTAAATCCTAGCGAACTAATTGTTTTTGTAACTACACAAGGTTACTATGAGCTATTAGAAGACAGCAACTTCCTAACAGTTGACAAAGTTGGTGATCGTGCTACAATTCTAACAGGTCAGATTGGTAGCATTGGTAATACACCAGTTGTTGTAAGCGCAAGCTTCCCAGCTATTACTGGTGCAACAGGTGATGCAAGTGCTGTAATTTTCAATCCACGTAACTTCCTAGCAGGACAACATCGTGGTATGCGTCTTGACAGCGATGATTTCGTAGTTGAGCAGCGTAGTGTACTAGTAGCTAGTATGCGTGTTGGCATGACAATTCTTTCAGAGAATTTTGCCACAGACGGATACAGCACAGTAGCAGTTCGTTACGCATAATAGTAGTTTATACAGGCAGGATTCGCAAGAGTCCTGCTTCCAAAGCCCTGTGGTTTTGGAAGCAGAAGGAGTTTTTATATGGCCGATCTAATTACTAGAAATGAATATAAAGATTACATGGGGATTAGTACAAACAACAAAGACAAAGAAATAGACTTGTTAATTCCTATGGTTAGTCAGCTGGTAAAAACTTATTGCCGCAGAACATTTATAGACCACATCTTCGACCCTAAACTGGAAATATTTGAAGGTGGTTTTAGCGACTTAATACTAAGTGAAACACCAGTAATAGATGTACTTGATTTTAGCTACAGCACAGACTATGGTCAAACCTATCAATCACTAGCCAAATACGAAGATTGGGTACTTGTTGGCAATACAATCAAAGCAATACCAATGGGTACTACTTGGAATAAACTAATCAACGGTTTTCAGGTAGAGTATCAAGGTGGTTATGCGGATGGCACACCTGCAGACCTTAAACTGGCAGTGTTAGACTTACTAGAATACTATACCAAAAATAACAGTGCTGTGCATGTAAACCGTGATGTTACACCAAATGTAACGCAAATACAGTATATAGCTACCAGCAACTTTCCAGCACATATCAAGCGCGTGCTTGATCAATACGTTGCGGATTATGCATAATGGCCAGCACTGATAAAACAGTTAGGGAATGGCTAGAAGAAATAACCAGTGAAGTAACTCGTAAACAACTAACTAGCGGAAATACCTTACATTTTGTACCTATTAATATGAAGGCACTTGAGGTATCATTAGGAGATGCTAAACTAGCATTTACTAAAGCTAACGAAGAAGAATTACAGGCCGCTTTAGCAGAAGCAGAAAAAGGTAAAGAAGATGCTGGTGCTGGTGCTGGTGCTTTTGCGCAAATGGGCAGTACTTTAAGTGGTATTACTAAGATAACAGACTTAATAAGTTTTGCTGATTTAAGAAATAAACTAGCAAGTTTTATACAAAGAACACATCCTACTAGTGTTATACAAAGCGGCGGTAAATTTTATAATAGTAAAAACGAAGAATTAACTGGAGCCAATATAATAGCCAATACTCCAGCTACAGTTTATGAAGGTAGTAAGAGTTCTGAGAACGTAATAGGTGTACTATATCCAAGCTATAGATCTACTCAAGAAAATTTATTTAAACAATTTATAAATAAAGAAATATCTAAATTTATAAATACAAATATTTATAAAGATCCTAAATATAAGGGAGCTTTTGATGTAGGGCATATAATTGGAAATTCTGTTCTTGGAAAAACAGCAGTATCAGAAAGACTAACAAGCGTTATTAATAGAATACAAGGTATATTAGATACTGAAACTCAATGGAGTAGTCAAGTACAACAATTAGAACAAATTCAGGGTAAAATTAGAACTATACTAAATGAGTTAAAAGAAAAAAGTACATATGGCCCGAAAATAGAAGCAACTCTTACACAAGATACTAGAAGCGCATTATTAAGCGTAGGTGCTCTAATAGTTATAGTACAAGAACGCAGAGAAAATCAAGTAGAATATGGTAGTTTGATTGAGGGTGCGGCAGGCAGAAAATTAACAGAATTATTATCTTTATTAGGCTTTTCTGATTCATTGGCTGAAATTGCTGAACAAAGAATTTACG